CGGGCGTCGGAGGTAATAATACTTTTTATTCTGCATCCTTTGCTTTAACAGCCAGTGTGCAAGACTATGATATACAAACAATTATTTCTAGATCAGCAGCAACCAACAAAGATGAAGCCACCGGTGACGCAGTACCATACGCTAATCTTGTTGGTAACAAAAAAGTTAAAATACACAGAGTATTTTATAAGACCCCCGGCGCAATGTGGAGATTCTATGGTTACTATGGAGGCCTAAATGTAGTGGGCAATCTTAACTATTATGGCCAATACTCAGATGATAGTACTTTTGAAATTATACCAGTATGGCAAAATAAACTGCAAGCCATGGCGTATGAAGATCATTTACATACAAGGCTATCTCACTACTCATATGAATTGTTTAATAACAAATTAAGAATATTTCCAATACCACATGGGTTTGTTCCAAACATGTATGTTCAATTTACCATTGATAAAGACCCTTGGACCGAAGACGCCGATAGAAAAAATGGAACAGATGGTATCAATAATATGAATACTCTGCCGTTCGATAACATACCCTACAAGAACGTTAACGCCATTGGCAAGCACTGGATCCGTCGTTACGCTCTCGCGCTCTGTAAAGAGATGCTAGGCCAGATACGAGGCAAGTTTGGTGGTAGTATCCCAATCCCCGGTGATAATGTAACTCTTAACTCGGCTGACCTCTTGGGACAAGCAAAAGAAGAGCAAGATTATCTCAAGGAAGAGCTAAAAACTATTCTGGATGAAATGACATATAATGCCCTCGCACAACAAGACGCTGAAAAGATTGAAGCCATAGATAAGGTAAACGGCGGTATTCCATTAATGATTTATCAGGGGTAAGTAAATGTCGCAAGATAATAAATGGTCACAACCTGATGCCCCGCCTCCCCCACTATTCACCGGGAAGAAAGAAAGAGATCTCGTTAAACAAGTTAATGATGAACTCATAGAACGCGTCATTGGGCAAACCATCGCCTATTATCCAATAGACACTCAAACAACAGACTTTCACTCACTGTATGGAGAGGCTATTCACAAGAACTTTTTGCCTCCCATCCGAGTGAACGCTCTTGTAGAGTTTGACGGGATAAACACAAAGTTTGAAAACAGTATAGGTCTAGATAAGACCACAGAAATCACAGTCCACTTCCATAAGCGGCGCCTAACCGAAGATCAAGACCTTTTTGTGAGAGAAGGTGACTTCGTGGTATACGGAAAGTTTTTCTACGAGATAGTTAGTTTATCGGAACCAAGACCGCTTTATGGTCAAGTAGATCATCTCTTAGAGATATCTGCTAAGTGTATCCGAGCACGGGAGGATTTATTCGATGCCACCTAAAGATTATTCATATACAGAGATAGACGGTGCAGACGGCATCATAAAAGAAATAAACCTTATGCCTTCAACGATCGAAACAATTGATCAGGCTCTATTCTCTTTCCTTGATAATAATTTAAATCTACATACCACGACTAATAAGGGATCTAAGAAGACACCACTTATTTGGGTTTCTTCCGAGCGAGCATTCCAAATCAAAGACAATAGAGATCTTAGGGATAATAATGGGTCCCTGAAGCTTCCTCTCATGACTCTTGAGCGCACAGCTATGACCAAGGACCCTGCGTTTAAGGGAACGTTTCAGGCACACATTCCAGACTCCGGAGCGTCGTATTATAAAACCCGTAGAGTCAACGTTCCAGCCGCTCGTCTCATAAACCAAAGGAAAACATCAAACTTTTCAAATGCTTTCTCATCTAGAAAGTTCGGTGCGAATAACAACGTTGGCAATGGTCAACAAAACTTCCCAAGAGGAAAAAAAGATAAAAGTAGGGTTGTGTTTGAAACAGTGTTTCAACCTATTCCAATATGGGTGAAGACGCAGTACTCTCTCAAGATAAGAACAGATTATGTCCAACAGATGAATGATCTGACACAACCTTTCTATACTCTCACAGGACAAATGAACTCTTTCTTTATCAATCATGATGGTCATCGATTCGAATCCTTTATCGAAGGCGATATTGGTTATTCCAATAACGTCGCAGATCTAGGCGAAGAAGAAAGAACTTATGTGACCGATATTAACATCAGAGTATTAGGATATTTGATGGGCCAAGGCAAGAATGATCCTAAGCCAAAATACTCTGTTGTTCAAAACTATGTTGACGTTAAGATCCCAAGAGAAAGGGTCATCGTTGGCGACATAAATACCTTCTTGGACGACGACGAAGGTTTTTATAGGGAGTAAGGGTCTTTGCTCTCCTACAATACTATTTATATTTGAGTGCAGCGACGTAGAACGATTGCTATGTTAAGGAGACTTTTAGATGCCAGCCAATAAATTCAGATTTGTTTCACCGGGTATTTTCCTGAATGAGATCGACCAATCACAGATCCCAGCGTTACCGGAGAACGTTGGTCCAGTTATCATTGGTCGCGCAGAAAAAGGACCGGGTATGGTCCCAACCACAGTTAATTCTTTTTCCGAGTTTGTAGAAACTTTCGGTAACCCCATTGCGGGCAGAGGTGGTGTCGAAGACACTTGGCGTGACGGCAACTATTCGTCCCCAACTTATGGTGCATACGCTGCACAGGCTTATCTTGCTGCTGGCGTCGGACCAGTGACGTATATTCGATTAATGGGAACGCAAGATCCTAACGCTGACGCAAACGGTAAAGCAGGCTGGGAAACTCTTAATACGCCTGATACTGTTGCTGCATCAAATGGTGGCCCATATGGACTGTTTGTTTTTGATTCCGGGTCTGGCACCAATAACGGAACTCTTGCCGCTGTGTGGTATATGAACAGTGGCTCGGTGCCTGTTTTGTCTGGTTCTTACAAGGCATCCGGCGCCGCAACAAATCAAGAGGGGGTTGCGACAATTGTTGATTCCGATTCCTCCGGACAGTTTAAAATTAGGATTCTACAAAAGGGATCCACTGAGATAGAAAACAAAACAGCTACATTAGATGCTTCTGGCGACCGTTATATCAGAAAACTTTTTAACACCAATCCACAATTGGTAAACACTACTATTGAGTCTTCGGATGACACGAAGCCTTATTGGCTTGGCGAGACTTATGAAAGACACTTGATTGATAGTGGTTTTAACACCGCCACCCTCCGTCGTGGCGTTATCCTCCCAGTTGTATCTGGCTCAGGAGAAGCCGGTAACCACAATAAGCGTATGGCATATCGTGACGCACACACTGGGTGGTTCTTTGCTCAAAACTTAGACGCAACCGCGTCATTTACATATAACAAAATGACCAAACTATTTAAGTTCATTGGTATCAATGGCTATGGTTCGCAACTCCAGAGAGACATTAAAGTCTCTATCGATAATATCAAATATTCTCGTAATGACAATGTTGAATTTGGAACTTTTGACGTAGTTATTCGCGATGCAAAAGATAATGATTTAGCGCCGGTTGTTCTAGAGAGATATTCAGAATGTACTCTTAATAAGAATTCCTCTAACTATCTTCCTTTGGTTATTGGCGATAGGTACCAAGAATACGACGATACTGAGAAAAGGTACCGGGAGTATGGCCAATACCCTAATCGCTCAAAATATATTCGTGCTCATATGAACTCGGCTCTCGAAGGCGGTATTGATTCAAAACTTCTTCCGTTTGGCGTCTTTGGTCCTCCAAGGTTCCCAAGCTTTACTTTCAATAGTGGATCCACCGCCGCCACGGTAGCCAGTGCATATGTTTTAGGATCAGGTAGTGTTCCGGTTGTTAACATGCCTACTAACCTCGGTGGTATGTTTGTGTTCTCGGCCGTAGCGACTAACCCCTTTGGAACAGCAAGTATTACTTTTCCGAAAGTAGGTATTCGCCCACAAGCATTAGGTGTCAGTTCAACAGGTTCCGGCGATGGTTGTGATCCTACGACAAACGCTTTCTTTGGCTTACAAAACACCAAAACTTCTACTTCGAATATTTATGATCCGGGCTATCCTGATTATCTTAGAGCCTTTGGTGCTGATGTAGTAGCCGACAGTTCTTGGGCTGATGACTTTGGCAAGGGTACACTACCCAATGGCCTTGTTAATCAGTGGGTATTTACATTGGATGAGCTTGTTGTTACAACGGATGGAACCGCATTCTCTGACTCGTCGCCGTCCAGAATGATTACAAAAGTAGATTGGACAGCAGGCTCGGTCGTAGCAGGGACTTCTTGGAACTCATCCGGCTCTGGAGGCAGCACTTTAACTGCAAACCGCTACAAGAATATTCTTGATTCTAAAGTCAATCGTTTCACGGCTCCTCTCTTTGGTGGGTTTGACGGTGTTGATATCACAGAGCGTGATCCATTCCGTAACTCACTGATTAGCACCAACCCAGCAGAGAAAAGTAGTTATGTATACCACACTCTTCGCAGAGCAGTTGATATTGTTGCTGATCCTGAAGTGGCGCAAATGAACCTTCTTTCAATGCCCGGTATAACCGATGAGCGCGTAACTAAGCACATTATTGATACAGCAGAGTCTAGAGCAGATACACTTGCAATTATTGATGTCGAAGGAGGCTTAACTCCAAGACATGAGTCGAACGCCGCAGCTTCGACTAGAAGGGGAAGTATTGATACAACAATCACACAGATGACAGCACGAAATATTAACAACTCTTATGGTGCAGCTTACTATCCTTGGGTCAATATCAGAGATGATATTAACGGAACTCTCCTTTATGTGCCACCTTCGGTTGTCGCACTTGGTGTTCTCGCAAACACTGAGAGAGCTTCGGATGTTTGGTTCGCACCCGCAGGATTCAATCGTGGCGGTCTTTCGACTGGCGCCGGCGGTCTCCCGGTTGTTGGTGTTGAGCAGAAACTAACCTCCCGCAACCGTGACGATCTGTACGATGTTAATATCAACCCGATCGCATCGTTCCCCGCAGAGGGCATCGTTATCTTTGGACAAAAGACACTTCAAGCAACTCAGTCGGCTCTTGACCGTATCAATATCCGCCGTCTTATGATCTTCGTTAAGCGAGGTATCTCCAGAATCTCCACGGGAACTTTATTCCAGCCTAATGTCGAGGCTACTTGGAATGACTTCAAGTCGAGAGCAGAAAGGTTCCTTAACAGCGTCAAAGTTAACTTTGGTATTGATGACTTCAAGATTGTTCTTGACGAAACCACCACTACCCCAGACCTTGTTGATAGAAACATCCTCTACGCGAAGATCTTTATCAAGCCTACCCGCGCCATTGAGTTTATCGCGATCGACTTTATTATCACACGCTCAGGGGCCTCTTTTGAGGACTAAAAAAATAGATAAACACTATTTACTACAAACAGGAGAAATTTTATAATGGCCACGACCAATAATTTTTGGACTAACTCAGGAGTTAGAGACCCAAAACGTAACTTCAGATTTAGGGTTAGTTTTACCGGTGCAGAAGAAGACCCTGTTCTGGGCGGTGGTATCATGTGGTTTGCTAAGACAGCAACCAAGCCAGAGGTTTCCTTTACGGAATCAACTCACAGTTATTTGAACCATACTTACTACTGGCCTGCTCGTACAGAGTGGAATGAAGTGTCCATTACATTTGTTGATCCTGCTGATCCTGATGTGGCTGGTAGTCTTGCACAGTTGGTCGAAAGAGCCGGATACCGTATCCCTGCTGGTGTTAACGGCCCTAATGACTTTGCAACTGTCTCCAAGGCTGATTCTGTTGCTGCATTGGGTCAAGTTCTTATTGAGCAGATCGATGAAGAAGGAAACTCCTTGGAGAAATGGACCCTTAACAATGGGTGGGTTAAATCATTGACTTTCGGTGAGTTGGACTACGGTAACGAAGACCTCACTGAAGTCACTATGACAATGCGTTATGATTGGGCCTCGTTTGAGACTCCTAGTACTCCCGGTATTCCTAAGTTATTTACAGTTTAATACCAGAGGCTTAAATGTCTATTGAAGATTTTACAGACAGAGTAGACCCGCAGTTTTGGACCAATAGCACTCGCGCCCCCAAAGCCCAGTTTAGGTTCAGGGTGGTTATACCGGGTCTTGGCTTAGAAGACGCCAGAAACGAAAAA